GCACGCTTTAGTACTTCCAGTTCTTCAGAAACTGCAATTGCTTTGCCAGTAGTTTCATTGAGCTTTTCTTCAAGCTCTTCTACTTGCTCTGCAAGGTCGTCAACTAGGTCAACTTTACCTTCTGGAACTTCAATGTATGACTCCAAGAACACATCTTTCAATTTGTTCATAAAGCCTTCTGCAATCTCGGTACGTAGACCATTGTGGACTGCAACTTTGTTTTCTTCCATCCAGTTTTCGACAACATAGTTAAGGTAGCTGTCAACTTTCTCTACAAGGTCAGCTTTAGTGGCTGATACTTCCTCTTCGAGTTCATTGGCATAATTTTCTTCCAGACGATTGATTTCATCTGCAAGTTTGGTTTTTACGGCTGTTTCAAAAATTACCGCTGTCTTCTGCTTGAACTCATCACTGAGCGTAGCTTCGTTTTCGACTAATGCATTCAGATCAGCATCGAAGTCGTAATTGGATTCAATTACTTCTACGTCTGTAGCTGCTTCTGTAGCTTCACCCATTAGATGAGCATATACCGCAGACATTTCTTCTTTGGACATGCTATTCATTTTAGTGAAAGAGGCATTAATCATACCAGCTTTAGTTTTTGGTTTTTCCATTGGCATGCTGTTTTTCTTGTCCCCTTTGCGAGCTTTCGCTTTGGGTCCTTTATCTTCAGCACTAGAAACAGAAGCAATAGATTGTGCCTCTGCATTCTTTGGATCGTGAGCTTCCTCGATTTCATTCTCGTCGAGCTCTACATACTGTCCTTCAATTTGATCAGTCATGTTTGACTCCCTAATTTGATTTCAATAACGAGAGGAAATTCTTGAACTCACGTACCTGAGTCTCGTAAAGACCAGTTCGTGGAGCATTTTTAATTTCAGTCTCCATTTTTTCAATTTCCCGCGCTTCAATGATTCCGTTATTCCAGACCCACTCTACACCTTCCATAATCCCATTAACAAAAGCTCCTGGGGCAGATGGATCTTGCACGATATCAACCGTGTTAAGAAGAAAGTCGTCTTTGACGACCATAGCGTTACCTTGTTGCGCGAGGCTACCCATACCACGAGTCGAGACACCTAATTGTACACCACCATCAAGAAGACCTTTTACAATCTTACCATTAGGAGTATCCAAAATTTGTGCTCTACCCACCACATCATTACCTTCCATTTTCAGGTCAGTAATTAGGTGGGATACCTTATCCAAATTAACTGTAGGCCCTTCAGGGTGATTTAACTCTCCCACAGCTCGTTTGGTTTTCACTTGTTCCGTAACATATTTGTCGACAGCCTTCTCCATGATGGCTTTTGGATATATGCGACCGTTACGGTTCTTTGCTTCCGATTGAGCAAACACACCGGCAATAAGATAGTTCTTACCACCATTGCCGTTAGCTTCTACAAAGCATTCGACATCTGTTTCGTTATATTCAGCAATTAGCTTCATGCTCAACCTTTATATTGTTTAACAAACTCTTTTGCCATCTTTTCAGCCTCACGCTGAGTTCGATATGCATCGAGTCTATCGTTATCGATGTATACCACAAAACGATTCTTCTCTTTTGTGATCTTAACTGGTACTCTATCTATCTTCTTGTTGAAGATAGTTTCACCCGAAGGTTTCCTACCAGCCAGCTCTCTAAGTTGAATGAACGTCTTCATACGTATACCTTGACTTAACTATTATTTATATAAATTTATATTTAGGCTTCTTCAGTTTCTAATTCAGGTTCTTCTTGAGGCTCTTCGTCATCAAGGTCCATCTCGAGCTGTTCTTCTGGCTCTTCTTGGTCATCCAGATCTAACTCAAGTTGCTCTTCTTCGCCAGTTTGCATTTCCTCTGGGTCCATATCATTATAAATCTGACCCCCCACTTTGATCTTTTCTTGATCAAGCGCAGCTGACATCTTATCAGCCATCAAACTGCTAAAAGTATCACCAGCTTTGGTAAAGTCTTTGCTAGCTGCGTACCCAATAAAATCTTCAATTGTCGCCATTATCATCTCCATTTTGTTGGTTATTATCAGGTTCGTCATTATTGATCTCGCCTGAGGCTATTTCGTCGCCTATATCTTTTTTCAAATCCTTTATGTCATCATCAGACAACATTAAGACATTTTTCATAATCCATTGTTTAGAATAATATTCACCTACATATGGTTGGACCAATTCCATAGTTTGTAGACGTTCTCTAAGAAGCTCTGCATCTTTTAATTCAGTAAAATGATTGTCTCTGATATAGTCAATGATTATATCATCTTTCCAAGCATTCCAATCTTCTTCAGTAATAATACCCTTAAGCATTAATTGTTTTTTAAGAATATCTAAAAAGGCTTGACTGAACTTACGTCTTAGTCTATCAATAAACTTTTGGAATTTAAGTTCATCCCTACTAATCTCTGTAGACCTACCTAGACTGAATTGTTGTTCTTGCTCTAAGCGGTTAATCGGAACATTTAACGAGCGATATAGACGTTTTTGGAAATATATGATGTCATCGATTTGTCCGAGATTTTCACCGCCTGGCAAAGTAGAGATTTCAGTCCCTCTACCACCTTCGCGGCGAGGTAACCAAAAGTCTTCAAGCATCGACATATGTTTTCTGTCATCTTTAAGCTCTCCAGTGGATGCATCATACACTAGCTTGTTGCGATAACGAGCCATGATGTCTTTCATATATTGTTCTGACTTACCTCGAGGCAAGTTACCAACATCGATATAAAATATTCTACGTTCTGGAGCTCGAGCTAGTCTATAGATAACTAACGAGTCTTCCATCATACGCAATTGATTGATTGGTTTTAGTGCTTTGTGTAAATACGAAACTACTTTCTTTCTATCAGAACTTAGTATTCCTGATGTGTTATAAGTTACTGCGTCCGTACTTAATTTTACACCTGAAGTTTGTGATCCTGGCTTTTCCTGATAAATGTAATACTCATTTACACTTTCTATCAGCATAGCTCCTGTCACGGGATCTTTTTTCTTTTTTACTTCTTTGACTTTTCTAATCTTTGATGCATCAATAGGCCGCACTTCTTGAATACCAGCTTTCAAGTTAGCCTCGTTGACAACATTATGAAAATATATTCTTCCGTCTACATACCAACGTCTAAACATATCATGTCCCAAATCGCTAAATTTGAGCATAGATATAACGCCATCAAATTCTTCTTTAATCTGTTTCTTGATCGCGTCAGACGCATCGACTTTATCCATTACAATATCTACAGCAGACTCCATCTCACTACCAGATATAGATTCATTTACAATATCTTCAATAGCAGCATCAACTTCAGGGTGCATTGCTACACCTCGATACTTCATAATCAGTTGGGAGTTGTCTTTAGATTCATCACCATCTAAGTTTAAGTATTGCCCATAGTGAGAGCCAGACGCAGTTATATAACCAGCGCCGTCATCATCCACAGCTGGGACAATCGAAGGTAATTGTTTTTTATCACTTGCTGTTGAAGCTCTTTTTATTTCAAAGCCAAACAACTTTAACGCATTATTATCAGCCATCTAATTTCCTTCAGACTTCTTGGGAAGGGGGCAGCTAACTGCCCCCTACTCTATTTAGTTAGTTGTATCTGAAGTCCAATATTGATAAGACCACTCACAAGTAAACTCTTCAATAACATCATTTTGGTCGTAACCAAGATCAATGGGTGAAAGAGATGTTGGGAATGCATCAATAAACTTGTATGTTTTCAGTACAGAACCATCTTTATCCAACTGTTCTACTTTTAGATCAGCTTGATAATCAACGGGGTTGACAAGACCAGAATTGAGCGAATGAGCATTCATGCCATTCATCCAACGCTCGATTGCGTTTCGTAGAAGAAAGTCAGTGTCGTTCATAATTGTGGTTGACCAGGGCTCAAAAGTCCGGTCTCCTGCAATTTTTAACTGACGTCCACGAAATGGTACAATCATCTCTGGGATTGTTGAACCAGGTAGAGATGCTGCTCGAGTTAAGAAACTCGAGATTTCAGAATTACCACCTGCGTATGCTGGGAAGTTGAGTGTGACCTGAAATAGCGTAGGCCGTGCACCACCACCTCGGATTTTCGATTTAAAATCGTCTACTCCTAAAATAGCCATTGTATTTTTCTCCTAACTGCTATTATACTGTGCCGGCGACTTCAGTGAAG